ACCGTGAAGGTTGCCGTCGCCGTGCCCGAGGTCGCACCAAGGGTGGCAATGGAGGGGCCGTCAATCAGTACCTGGAACGGACCCGACGCCACTACCTTGCACCCGGAACAAGTCGACCAGCTCCGGCGTATCGAGCAGAGCCGCCGAGATAGTCGTCAACAACCTTCGCAAGGAGTCGACCATCAAGGTTGATCGTCGTGGTGGTTTGCACCGAGGTTGAGTTGTACTTCGCCGTCATCGGGTCAACGTATCCGCCCTCAAAGGCGTGCACGGGCGGAAGGTTTTTCAGGTATGGAAAGAGTTTGTCGAAGACGGTATCGGGCGGAGGTGCTGGTTGCGTGGAGTACTTGTCTGACATTGGGTCGCGATAGCCGCTTGCAAACGGGTGCTCAATTTTTGCCTTTGTTGCAAGTGTGTCAATGAGAGTCGTCGTAGCGTCGCTCATTTTCAACAAGTCTTGTGTCTTAGTGACTAATAGACCCACTCCCGCCACTGCGGCAGTCACTGGAAGAGCGATAGCCCCGATGGTGGCGAGTAGCCCACCGCCAGCCACTGCGCCCCCAGCGACCGCTGCCTCGCCGCCAACCACTGCGCCACCCGCGACCGCCGCCTCGCCTCCGACCGCTGCTGCTCCAGCGGCACCAATTGCAGCAGGCGCGCCGATTCCGAGCGCGGTCTTGATGGCTCCGATGATGCCGCCACCGCCACCGCTTGCCGCCGCAGCCGTCGCAGTTGCCGCAGCGGTCTCGCCGGCAACAAGTAAGGCAAACTTCTGGACGATCTTTTTGATCGCCATGTCTGCGAACCCCTCGGTCAAACCTTTGATAATCGTCGCAGCAAAGTAGGCCTGAATTGGGTCAACGCCCGAGGCGACAAAGTTGGCAGCGATCGCGCCGCGAATACCTCCAAGCGCAGTGCCGAGTCCTGTCAGGGCAACGCGAATGTCTCCGCCCGGCCCGAGGATGTCGTTGGCGGATTTGCCCATGCCGACGAACTTGTCAATCAGCCCTTGGATATAGTCTTTGATTTTCGGCACGGCGGTCTCAATGCCCTTCAAGATTCCCGGCAGCTTGTCCAGGATCTTGGTGGCAATTGAGTCGGCGAACGCTTGGATCTTTGGCAGGTTCTTGGTGATGTCGGCGATCAGTTTGTCGAGGATCGGCTTGAGACCGTTAAAGACCTTCGTGACGGCGGGAAGGAGCGCCTTGCCGATGCTCTCCTTGAGTTCGCTGACCTTGTCCTGGACAACCGAGAAGGAGCCCGCAAACGTCTCTGCGTACGCCTTGGACGATCCCGCAAACTTCTTCTGGATTAGGATGGCAGCCGCGATGCCCTTGGTGCCCTTGGGGATCTCGATGCCGAGCTTCTTGGCGGCGACCAGGTTGCCCGCGTACGCCTTGCCCACAAGGGTTGTCGCCGCTTCTAGGCTGATGTGCTTGGCGCGCGATAGTTCCATTGCGGCGGCGTTGATCTTTTGCGCGTCCGCCATTTTGTTGGTGAACTGCGTCGCCGTCGCAATAGACGCGCGCGTCTCGTCATCGCTGAAGGCAAGGTCTTGCCCAGCGGCGATCATGGCGTCAACGGTCTTCAGGTTGGCGTCGGTTGCCAGCTTGCGCGCCTTGAGGACGGCGATCAGCGAAGCGCTTGACGCCTCATCCTCGGCTGCAGCCTTGACCGCGCTCACGCCAAAGGCAATGACTCCAGCGGTGGCAAGGCCGACCCCTGCGCCGATCTTCTTGAAGTCCGAGGCGAATGTGCTCGCGGTGGAGCCGACCGCCTTGAACGACTTGCCAAGGAGACCCGCCTCCACACGGATCTTGCGCATCGGGCGAGAGACGGCATCCTTGCCGACAATGCCAACGTTGATCTGTCGATCGTTAGATGCCACGGTCAGCCTCCCTGCTGCTTTGATCGGATGTTGAGGATGCGCTGCTGAAAGGCGTCATCGACAAGGAATTTGTTGGTGATCTTTGCGGTGTTCGTCAGCAGCTTTGGTGAAGCGGCCTCAACTGCGGAGGGGATGAACGGATGACCAATGAAGCCTGGGTGCTCCACGCGATTGACCACCTTGGAGCCAAAGTGCAAGAACCGGGCGCGTCGCGTCTCAATCGTGTGCGGACGGGCGCCCTTGGTGTAGATCCAGGCGTACCAGGCGCCCTTGCGATCGGATCGCCGCTTGCCGAGGCTGATCCCGACGACGGCGGCGGGCGTCATGAACCGAGAGGCCTTCGCGCGAATGGCGCCCCGCAGCCTGCCCGTGCCGAACTTCTGGCTCGGCACCTTGCCGCGCACGTCGGGAACAATGGACTTGGCGCCGCTGGTCAGGGCGGATTGCAACACGGTGGCGAACACCTTGGTGTCGTACCGGCGCGTGATCTCATCCTCAAACGTCCGCAACGCTTCGTAGGTCTCGTTGGTGAACTTGACCTGGAAGTCGGACTCAATTCGACCCGAGGCGTTGGAGTTCCCTGGCATCATCGCTCCTTGGGGGTCATGGCTTGTTCGAGCTGCCAGGCTCGAAGGAGTGCGGCGCCGTCCTCGTTCTCCAGGATTTCGTGCGGGAGTTTGTGGAAGGTCTTGGCGAGTAGGTGCGCGATCGTCTCAAGGCTTGGAGATACGGAGTGACCGAGAGAGATCCTCGTCGCCTCTCGCCTTAGCGCGGGGGGAGCGCTGCCATTGCCTCCGTCCAGAGAAGGATTGCCTTTGAGACGGCGTCGTAGTCGCACACCGTTGCGGCTGATTCGGCTACGCCACCCTCATCATCGGGGAAGTTGTGCTCGACGCAAACGGCGTCCCACGCCGAAGCGATGCGGTCAAAGTCTCCCGACTGCAAGTCTTGCAAGCGCTTGAGCGGAAAGGTGACCCGAAGGGTTGCCGTCCAGCCCACCCATGGTTCCGGGAGGGTAATGCTCACCGTTCGCGGTTCTGGTCGCTTCGCTGCTGTTGCCATGTGCTGCCTCCTACTACTGCTGGGATGAAGTAAACGCCCCCCAAGCCCAAAGGCTCAGGGGGCGCAGCGCCCCCAATCACGGGAGCGCGTCGACTATGGAAGGACCGAGAGCGTGTCGCTGATGACGCGGATGCGCCCAGCGGATGCTGCGGTCGTGTCGTAGACCATAATCCCGGTTGCCGTGATGTTCGTCACGCCGTCCTTGTCCGAAGCCAGGGGCTGGACGTCGGTGAAGATCAGGCAGGCCAAGAAGTCCACGATGCGTGAACCGTCGTTCCAGTTGAAGCGCCAGTACGTCGGCGTTGCCGCGTTGAACGCGTCATAGATCTGCGCGATGGCATCGGTGCCGCCGCTGACCGTCAAGCTCACCGAGCCGTTCAAGGCGTTGGCAAGGCTTGAGTGACCCGTGAACGAGACCGTGCCCGCAAGATATGCGAGTGGCTTGTTCGGGGTCTCAAGGTCAAGGCCCCAGTCCTCGACATACGAGAACGCGGAGCCGCCGGAGATCGCAGCCGTTGAGGCGGCGGTTGTCACGTCAGCCTGAAAGTTTGCGGCGCTCGTGTAGTAGTACGCCTTCCAGAGGCGTCCCGCCATGTTCACGACGTCGGTCGGGAGCGTGTCGGCAAGGACCGTGGTGTTCTTCGCAAGGGTTTGACCGAAGGCGTCAACTGACGCGGTGGTCAGGCCGTCGGCGACCTTGATTGAGATTTTGGTCGGCAGGACGTAGTTGAGCAGGTACTGCTCAACGCCTGGGTTGCCGTTGCCGCCCGTGGCGACCAACGAGAAGCTCTTTGGCGCGACGTTGCCTGCAAGGAATGCGGTGCCGAAGGTGAAGTCCCAGACACTCGCCGTGCCCGCGATGCCGAGCGCCGCGGTGCCCGCGGTGCCGACTGATACTGGGCTGACGTTTTCAACGCCCGACATGTAGATGGCAAGCTCGTTGACCGAGAGTGCCGGAGAGCTCAGCGAGATCGTTGGCATCTTTGCCGTGATCGTCGCGCGCGAGCCGATGCCGCGGACGAGAAGTCCGACGCTGCGGTCGCTCTGGTCGTCCACCGTGACGCCCGTGGTGATATACCCGGTCGGGTTGATGTTGAGGCGGCGCCCGCCCGAGGTGAAGCTTGGGCTCGTGCCGAAGGTGCTCTCAGACTTGAGGACGGCCTTCGACAGGAGAACCGAGCCGCTGTTGATTGCAGCCATGTGTGAACTCCTTCTCCGCGGGATTCCGCGGAACTATTGGGAACTCCTGCCGTACCTCTGAGAAGGCTTGGCGCTAGTACTACGCGGAGAAGTCGAAGGGCTCGCCCTTCGTGCACTCCACCGTGACGTCGACGACGACATACTCGTTCGCGCCGTACTCGTCATGTGCGATCTGCGTCCCAGTGACGCTTGCCTGATCCACCAGCCCACCGAGGGTCGTTTCTCCCGCGAAGATGTCGCGGAGCGCGGTGCGGTAGGCGTGGAGGGCAGGGAATCGGCGGGCATAGTCGGTCGGCGAGCCGAGGTAGAGCCGAACGGTGAACGTCCCCACGACGATGCGCGACGAGGTGCTGTAGCTGATCGAGTCCGAACCGGGGAGCACGATCGCGTACGGCAGCGCCTGCAAGTTGTCGGGAGGCGAAGAGGTGGCGCCGCGAATGGCGGCGACGGAGGCGGGAACCGTGACCGTGGCGACGAGAGTCGCGATGGCGTCGGCGATGCTGGAGTCGTTGTAGCTCACTCTGGGGCCTCCTCTGGCATGCGCTCGTTCTTGCCAATGATCTCGCCAGTATCTGCGTCTCGGACGATCTCGGTGAGCATGCCAGTCTGCTCGTCTAGGTAGGCTGGTTCAGTGATGACTGCCATCAGGTCAACTCAGCGTGGTCAGCGCGCGTAGCGTGGGCTGTTCCAGTGACTGACGTTGCGAGCGTTGTTTGGCTGGCAACCGTGTAGACCTGCACCCCAGTTGCGGCGTTTGCTGCAGTATCAGCACGAGCCGTAGCGGCTAGTGTGGTTGCCATTGTCGTTCCGACTTGAAGCACACCAATAAAGTACTCGGTAGCGGAACTCATGCTGTATGAACTTGTCAACGCGCGCGTGTATTTAGTATTGGCGGTGTTGAAGATGGTGGTATCACTGGCAGTCAATGCCCTGCGAGTAAACGTCGTGCCAGAACGCGTGTAGATGCCAAACGCGCAATACGTCAATCCAGATGAAGCCGTTGCGCCTGATGTGATTGAGATGTTGTTAGCGGTAAAAGCGTCAAGGACGTACAAGCGAGTCAAGATCAACTGTTGACTGGTATTTGTGTTGGTGGCCGTCAATACTTCACGCGAATGCGTTGCAAAGGTTGCTGTCGCTCCGTAGAGCCAACGCTGAAGGTTAGTGCGTAAGGTTGAAACGTTCGTTTGACCAGTGACGCCAGCGTCATAGGCTGTTTTTACCGCAGTTGCCGTAGCCGCAATCGTGCTATCCGTTGTCGATGTTGAGTCCGTCAACTGCACCACGCCTGCGGCTGAGGTTGATGCAGCGGTGACGCTAATGGCTGGAGTCGTGCCGCCAGACGATACGATTGGTGCAGTACCGGTGACGCTCGTCACGCCTCCACTTGCAGATGCGGCCCACTTGACGCCATTGCCAGTTGCCGAGTCTGCGGTGAGGACGTAGCCATCGGTTCCAAGTGCAAGTCGAGCAACGGCGGCGTTGGCTGAGGCGACGATAAGATCGCCTTTGGTGGTGACGGTGGACTTAGGGACGGCAGCGTCGGCGGTCGTCTGGGCACTTGCTGCATTGGTGACGCCAGTGCTGCCGCGATCATAGGCAGCCTTAGCGGCGGTGGCAGTAGCGGCAACGGTGCTGCTTGTCGTGCTAGTGGAATCGGTGAGCTGCACCGCACCTGCGGCAGAAGTTGATGCTGCCGTGATGCTGATGGCTGGCGTTGCGCCGCCAGATGAGACGATTGGCGCGGTGCCAGTGACACTCGTGACCGTGCCTGTGGTTGGCGTAGTCCACTGCGTGTTGTAGTCAGTGCCGTCAATCTTTGACAGAACCTGCCCAGTTGTGCCGCCGACTGCTACGCCCTGACCGTTAGTGCCGTTGGTACCGTTGGTACCATTCGTACCATTCGTACCGTTGGTACCATTCGTACCGTTGCTGCCTTGAGGGATTGTAAAGTTCAACACAGCCGCACTTGATGTTCCACTGTTGGTGACGGTTGCTGAGGTTCCAGCAGCGCCTGTAGTGGTGGTACCAACAGCCACTGTAGCGGCTGATCCGTCGGTGCCGTTGCTCCCAGCGGTTCCTTGAGGGATGGTGAAGTTGAACACCGCTGCGCTTGACGTGCCGACGTTTGTGACTGTTGCAGAAGTGCCTGCCGCACCTGTAGTCGTGGTACCGGCAGCGATGGTGGCAGCGGTCCCATTTGTACCATTGGTACCGTTTGTCCCAGCCGAGCCCTGCGGAATGGTGAAGTTTAGGACAGCAGACGTTGAAGTTCCTGAGTTGCTAACGGATGCGGAGGTACCAGCAGCACCTGTCGTGGTTGAGCCTACAGCGACGCTGACGACGGTTGCGCCAGTTGCGCCTTGCGGGCCAGAGGAGGCCAGCGAGACCGACTGCGTGATCGGCGTGACGACCACCGTTCCCTTGGCGTCAACGATGGTGACCGTCTGCGTGGTCTTGACCACCGTCACGCTCATCGAGTGACCTCTGGCGAAACGGTTGCCGTACCCTCCAAGAGTCGGGTGACAACGCCGCCGCCGCTGACAAGCTCAAGATCGTAGACGCCGATCCACGGCGCGGTCAGCGCTGCGGTATCGGTTGCCGAAACCGTGATCGTGATGGTGCCAGCCGTGCCGCCCAAGGCGATCCCGCTGGAACTGGTTAGGCTGAGGATGCTCGCGGTTGCGGAATACGAGGTGCGCACCTGAAGGCGGGCGGTGTACCCGGTCAGGTTGACGGCTGCGCCCGTGGAGTCGTTCCACGTTGCGACCAGCGACAAGGTTGCGCCCTGCTGAATCTCCAAGGTGTAGAGGTTGCTGCTGACCATGAGGTCCTCCTTGTTAGGGTTGAACGCGGGCAAGAGCGTCGGGATCGCCCGCGTCTTGCCAGTCGTTGATCTGGGTGTGGTCGACGTAGTGCTCGCGGCTGTAGTGCCGCAAGAGATCGGCGAAGGAGACCTCAACGGCCAAGCCCTCAACGAGCAGTGCGAGTGAGCGAGTCAGGCAGTCGTTGCACGAGAAGTGATAGACGCCGACGCACACGTTGACGCGCGGCACGCCTCGCATCCAGTCACCGTCCCAGTAGTCCCACACGCGCCCTGGTGGCGTCGCCACGCCGACCCAGTCGCCTGGATCGTCGGGGATGGTGCGCAGCAGCGTGTCGGCAAAGAGCACGAGCAGGCCGTCGGGTTCGTTGATGCGTTCAAGGTACGAGTGCAGCGCGCCCCCTGGGCCGTCAAAGCGATCATGGGTCACGACGAGGTGCACCCACGGCATCGCATCGCGCACGACTTGCGCGTCTTCCGGGCGGACGACAACGTTCACCTCGTAGTCGGCAAGTGCCTTGCGGTGCCACTCGTGCACGGGATGTCCGCCCGCCTCAACGAGAAGTTTGTTCGTGCCACCGAGTCGCGAGCTGCGACCGGCGGCAAGGATTACCGCCCGAGGTCGGTCCTGCTCTCGTGCCACTTGCCCTCCTCGAGGTCGTAGATCCACGTCGGCTCGTTGCAGCGCGCGAAGCGCGCACCCGCGTCCAGGCACTTGATCCAGAAGTTCCAGTCATACCCGGCGCCTGCATCCCAGCCGCCAACCTCGCGGATCAGTTCGGTGCGGACGAGGGCGATGTGACTGACGATGGAGGAGTCGCGGAGACGACCAGCGTTAAAGGGTTCAAGGTAGCCCTGCCACGGATTCGGTCCAATAGTCGTGGGTGGCGAATAGACGACGTCCGCATCGGTGGTCAAGGGCCAGAGCTTCTCAAAGTGCTCGGGCATGAGCGCGTCGTCGTCGCAGAGGATTTGCGTCCACTCGGTCTCAACCGCTTTCATGAGCGCATTGAGCGGGCGATGACCGCCCTCCTTGCGATGGTCCACGAGCACGAGGTGGTCGGCGGGTCGCAGGGTTTGCGCGTGCACCGAGGTGATCGCGCGGCTGCGTTCCGCGATACGCGCGGGCAGGCTCGGAGTGATGACCGTGATCGGCAGGCTCACTTGCCAGCCTTGCGGTCTTTCTTCGCCCAACCGTCGCCCGAGAACTGAATCGCAGGTGGCGAGAACTTGCGGACCATCGGCACGTCGCAGGATTCACAGGTGAGCGTGATCGTTTCGTCTTTTAAGGAGAGGATGATCAGCTCGTCAAGCGCCTTACACGAGGGACACTGGAACTCAAAAGTGGGCACTATCTGCCGCCCGAGCGCTTCATGGCTCGCCGCTGAGCCCTATTTGCGGGCTCCTGCGGGGCGTTTAGCGCCAGAGTGGCGCCAGTACCCAGTTCTGCGCTGAGACGGGCTAGAATCGGCTCCCAGTACTTCTTGAAGACAACGCGGGTGTCGTAGCCGGCGGCAAAGGCGACCGCGTCTTTGCTCATCTGATTTCGGCGATCGGGGTCTGCCTTGACGGCATAGGACTGCTCAAGGGCCTCAATAATCAGGTCCACGTTCGGCACCTTCCACCACGCACCCTGCGCCTCGTCCCACTCGGGTTGACCGTCAACACGCCAGCCGACCCCACAAAGTTCACTCTGCGCAGTCCAGTCCGTGACGATGACTCCCGGCACTCCACAAGCCAAAGCCTCGGGAACGACGATGCCGAAGCCCTCTCCACGGCTCGTGGATAAAACCGTGTCGGACGCGCTATACATCTGCGCAAGGACGGTGGTCGGCAGTCCCATCTTGTAGGGCAGTTGCGGGACGATCTTGATGCGATCGGTTGGCGCGCTGATCGCCTCCAAGAAGCGCTCGATGCGCACGCCGTTGGCGATGCCGGTGGATTCGGTGTGGATGTACAGGTAGGCGTCCTCGTGCTTCTCGGCGAAGGTGCGCCACGCGAGGAGCATCTCGGGCCAGCACTTGCGGATTGGCACGTTGCCCTTGTTAGCCGCGTTGATCATCGTGAGGTGCGCGTCGGCGGGGATGCCGAGCTGCTCACGGATCGTGGACGGCGTGGGCTTGAAGATGTTGGTGTCAATGCTATGCGGCGCGTAGACCACGCGGTCGCGTTCCAGTCCAGCGTCGAGGAGCGCCTGCTCGCCGAAGCGGCTCATCGCGATCGCAATGCGCTTCCCCTTGCCCTTACGGAAAAACTCCAGCACCGGGGGCGGTGTCGGCTGATGGTCGACGGGCGTCCATGCGGCGATGTTCAGCGCGTCCCAACCGTCGCCCTTCATCGTCCAGGAGTCGTAGAGCGAGATCGTCCACCCGAGGGTGTTGTCTTCGGTCCACTGTTTCGCCTGGTACGGCGAGAGGTCGTTGCTATACGCGTCGAGCCCGTGCGGGTAGACGGGCACGCCTTGCCACTCGCTGATCGTGCCAGCGAGTCCATAGTTGGCAAGCACCGCAGGATCGTGTCCGGCTGCTTTGAGCAGCGGCACAACCTCGGCGGTCTGCTGACCGTAGCCGGTTGGCGCCCACGGGGCGTTTGAGAACCAAGCGATGCGCATAGGGGCCTCCTCCTTGCGGTATCTGTTATTGGTCTTCGTGCTCTTTCCAGCGCTTGACCGCTGCGTACATTGCATCGCCGCCCCAAAGGAGCCAGGCGATGTATCCCGCGGACGGGTAACCTGCGCCGCCCTGGTGGAAGCCAGGTGCGCGCTTGTCGACCTCGTGACGGCGGAAGTATGAGAAGACTCGCCGCGCGATCTCGGGTGAGACCTGCGAGCTGCGAATCAGTTGGCGGGCGCGATTCGCGCCGACGCTCGTGCCACCGCGATTGAACTCCGCGCGGAGTTTCAAGCCGCGACGTGCCGCCTGTCGCGCACCGTCAGGGACGGGGCACGGACGCACGGCGGTGACGCGATCGCCGTTCGCCTTGTAGACGACAACGAGGCCGTCAACGCGAACGGCGCGAGTCACGCTAGTACTTGAAGGGACGCTTGAGCTTGTAGCGGCTCAGCGTGTCGCGGTCGCGGATTGAGAGCGTGCGGCTGATGACGGGAGAGCCCGTCTCGGTGACGCCGATCTGGTCGGTCTGACCAGCCTGGCGTGCGGTCCACGCGCGCACCGCCATCACCTGTGAGATCTCCTGCACGTCGTCAGGGATCGCCGCGAAGCCCCAGGTGCCCGTGATGCGGACCGTGCCGTAGCCGTTGTAGAAGAGCGGCGAGTAGTTATTCGCCGAGGGAACGTTGGTCATGACGATCTCGGTGTAGGGGAAGGCGGGGTCCTTCTCTTGCGCCGTTGGGCGCAAGAAGTAGTCGGTCGAAGGAACCGTCGCGAACGAGCCGCCGGTGTAGGTGGCGGTCTCCAGCAGCGAGACGGTGAGGACACCGCGCGGGAGGACGAGGACGCGGTTGTCAATGGCGTCAAAGCCGTCAAAGGTATAGGTCGCCGTGCCGATCGGAGCGAGCACGCGACCCGTGTAGCTCTCGATGTACTGGTTGACCTGATCGCAGATAGACCCGATGACGGAGTCGTCGGTCGTATCCGCGGAGGGAATCCCGAGGCGGGTCTTGACCGCAGCGGTTGTCGCGTAGGCGCCGGATGCAGTTGCCATAGGACCTCGCAGGATTGAGGGGGTGGTGGGGTTGGTGCGCCCCCCGAGTCGTAAGACCCGAGGGGCGCGTGCCTAACTCTTAGGCGGGAAGGTCTTAGGCGCGGACGCCCTTGATCACTTCGAGTGCGGTTGGCTGAGTCACTGCAACAGCCGAACGACCGATGGCGCGCCAGGCGCTCTGGTCATTCGCGAAGCCGACCTGGTCACTGAACGCGAGTTCAATGCCCTGGCGCTCCAGGATGATGACCTTGCTGGCATCGCCCACGTAGACGTTGGAGCAGTCCGTGGACGTTCCAACCGTGTTTGCGATTCCGATCTGGCTCGTGAGGTAGACCGGTACGCCGAGGAGCATCGCCTTCGGGCCGTTCGACCCTGGGAGCTGCCCGCCGAAGTACATCGGGGTGTTCACGCCCTGGAACGACGAGACAATGTAGTTGCCCGTCGTGTCCTTGATCTTGGTCAGCGTGTTGAGCGTGCGTGGGTGCATGATGAAGAATCCTGAACCCTGCTGTGGCTCAACGTTCACGGCGCGAAGATTGTAAATCGCGTCAAGAATGTTGTCGAGCACAATGGTGCCGCCGTTCGTTCCGCCGGCCGTACCTGGGGTTGGCCCAGTGGTCGTCGAACCGTACGTCGAGAAGCCCGTGATGAAGGAGCTGGTGCCGGCGCCCTCAAGATACTGAGCGTCCTGGAACAGCGCCACGTCGCGAAGAAGCGTCTTGGTGATGAACTGATTCCATGCTGGATCAGCATCGGCAAGAAGCTCGTTCGAGAATGAGCGGTATCCGTACTGCTTCTTCAGGGTGATGCTCTGCTGCGCGAAGGTCACGTCCTGAGCAGAAAGGCTTGCGGCTTCAGCAGCCGAAGCGCCACCGGCGCGGGCGTCCTCTCGTGGCAGGTACACGGTCGTGCCGGTCTTGACTGGCATGACGGTGACGCCTGGAAGGTTTCGCACCACGATCCCTGGAGTCAGGGCGTAGGCGAAGGCCTCCTGGAGGTACTGAGGTGGAACGAGTGCGCCACCGGTTCCGGCTGAACCTTCAGCCATTGCCTTTGCGCTGGCGACTAGGTCGGCATGCTTGCCCTCGCCCATGGCGTCAAGTACCTGGATGGCTTCATCCATGGTCTTTGGCCAGACGATTGAGCGGCTGCCCTCGCGGTCGTTGCCGAAGCCGAAGACTTCAGAAGCGGCCTGCGAGAAGTCCTTCTCGAACGATGCGTCGCGGTCGCTGCCGCGGGTGACTGCCTTCATTGCGACCCCGACCTTTGGAAGGCCGTAGGCGCGCTTGATGACGGACACGCTCTTGACTGCTGCTGGTCGATCCTCGTCGGCGACGGTGTTGACGGCCTTGACGGCCTCCGACACGGCGTCCTTGACGATGTCCTTCACAGCATCAGCGGAGAGGAAGTTCTCTGCCATGTTGTTGCTCCTTGATTGATTCAAGGGTCAGCGACCCTTGAGTGTTTGGTGGGCAGCCTCTCGCGCGATTGCGCGGATCTGCTCCTTGAGCCGTGCCAGGTCAGCCTTGACGCTCTCCGCATCCGTTCCCGCGAGAATCGCGAGGCTGGCGGCAGGTTGCACTTCGGGAACTGCTGGATCGGTTGCAGGGGTTGGCGCGTACTCGACCTGCTCCATAAGTTCGGCATCTTCTACCGAGCTCGGAAGCGGCGTGCCCGCGGTGGCGTACTGCTCGCACGCCGTGATGAATGCGAGGAGTGGCGTGACGACGGCATCCAGTGCCGCCTTCATCGTCTCGTCGCCGACGACCACGTCGGTCATCTCAAGGACTTCAATCAGGCACGAGGCGGCGTGCTTTGCAACATCGCCCCACGTCTCCCAATCGTCGTTGTCATAGTCTTCGTCCTCTGACTCGCCCATCTCCGCATCGGCTGCGACGACGACCGTCGTGTCCTTTGCGGCGGGAACCTCTTCAGGGGTTGGCTCGCTCTCTGGCGCTGGTACCTCGTCCGGCTCAGGCTCACCGAGAATGGCAAGCTTGGCGGAGACGTACTCGATCGCCTCAATCTCTTCGGCGGTCTTCACGACGTACGCAGCAGGGTTGGCAGGATTTGGGGTGAGGCTTAGTTCCACGACGGGCCAGCGCAGGATCTCGCCCGTCTTGGCGGAGACCTTTACGAGGTGCCCCATGGTCGCGGAGGAGAGCCCGAGCGCATCGGCGCCGAGGAGATCCTTGATCTCGTTGAGGTAGGCGCTGCGAGCGTCAAGCTGCGCGCGAACCCAGACACCCGCATCGTCAATCTTCTTGACCGACCAGCGTCCAATGACGTTGGTCTTCAGGGTGCTGTCAAGACCGTGCTGATAGAGCAGCGGGCGCTGACCGTCGGTGATCAGGTCCCAGGCGAAGTCGGTCTTCGCGCTGAAGTACTGACCGTGAAGATCCTTCCCGTCGATCGGTCCACCGAACGGGATGCCGACGCCTTCGATCTCAAGAGATCCATCGTCGAGCGTTGTGAACTTGAGACCGTTCATCGGGTCACTCCTTCAAGGCCGGAGAATCCCTCAGTGGGGACGCCCGCGGCGATCTGTTCGGCGTTGTAGCGGCGGCGGATGCCGACCTCGAGCGTCGTCCGTGTCGCCTCATCCGGCTCAGCGCCGAAGAGTGCGACAAGGTCGAGCGGCTCGCCCGCGAGGTACGCCTTGACCGCGGGGTGTTTGTAGATGTCCTTTGGCAGTTCAACGGTGGACGCCACCGGCTGCGCCGCTGGATCTTCGGCGGGAACGTTGACGGGGATTGGCTCGGCGATCGTTGGCGCTGCGCCCTCAACCGCTTGCGGCTGCACTTGCAGCGTCAGGATTGGCGTGTTGCCCCAGTCGGTCGGGGTGCCAACGCCGAAGTGTGCGCGCGCCTCGTTCGGCGTGACGACACCACGGTCAAGCAGGGACTGCCACAGGGCCGTCTCCTCTTGCAGCGTTGGGCGGAGTGCCTCAATCCCCGAGAGGTCGAACCGAACCGTCAACTTGTTGCCGCTCGGGTCAAACTCAGGCGTCAGCCACGAGTCAAAGGTCGAGGCGACCCAGGCGAGCTCGGAGGAGAGGCGACGCCAGAAGACCTCCTCGGCGTCGCGAATGCTGCGATAGACGCCCGCCTTCTCGTCGTCTCCGAGGAGTGAGAGTGGAATGCCAAAGGCTGCGGCAATGGACATGCGCGAGATCTTGCGCGCGGCAAGATACTGCGCGTCGGCTTCGGTCAGTCCGAGGGACTTCCACTCCAGGCCGCCCGGGAGGACGGGCGTCTTGCCCGCGTTGCGCGGTCCGCGGAGTGAGGCGAGGACGCGGCGGATGGTGCTCTGATCCTGCGCGGTGATCTCCGAATCCTTCGGTGCGACCCACACGCCAGCCGGCACGCCGTGGTTCTTGATCTGGCTGTTGGTGTGTTCTGCCGCCATGCGCGAGGTGCTGATCTCGTCGCGCAGCGCCGAGAGTGGCGAGAGTCCGCGCGTTGGGTCAACAAAGTTGCCGGGTGCGCGGAACGGGATGACGTCCTTTGGGAGGTAAGTCGCCATCATGGCGGTTCCCGTTGGGCGGTACTCGTAGGCGTCAATCCAGTGGTCGCCCATCACGGGGCTCACCGCTGCTGGGTTGATGAAGTGCAGCTCCTGCGTCTTGCCACCGAGGCGTCCGCGGGTCTTGACGAGGTACGCCTCGCCGTAGATGGAGAGGCTGCTGATCAGCGTTGCCTTCAGGTCGGCGCTGCTCATCGTGTCGGGATTGACAAAGTCAAGGAGCGCTTGCAGCTCTGAAGCGTTGCGATCGTTCGCGACCTCGGCGGGAATCAGGTCTTGACCGCTCTTGACGAAGACGCGCAGCGGCGCGCTGGAAGCGGCGAGGCTGCGGATGCGGATCGCGGCGTACACGAAGGCCTCGTCGGCGGGCGCCTTCGCCCACTCCGAGCGGGTAGTGTAGCGGTCGGTGGACTGCTCCAGCATCCCGAAGAATGCCTGCCAGGTGGCGAGAGAGTCCTTGCGAGCGCCGTCGATGACGTTGCGCGGATCGGCAAAGTTGGGGGTCGTCATTGGTCAGGCGTCTCCAGGGTGAGGCGTTCGCATCGCCGATGGCGATCACGAGCGCGGGTTGGGGGTCAAGCCAGGAAGGCGCCGATGCTCTTCTTCGGTGCCGGCTGGAGCGCTTGCGAGACTGCAAGGATGAGCGCGATCGCGGCGTCAATCTTTGCCGTGCGATTGCCGCGCGGCTTGCGGATGCGCCACCCGGACTCTCCACGCGGTACGGCGACCGCGGCGAGGATGTGCGCAGTCAGGGTTTGGTTTTCGGTTGGGTCGTAGGCGATGCGCTTGGAGGTGATTGCCTGATAGAGGTCGGTGGTCGCGGGAACCATACGCGCGTCGGTTTGGTTGACCTGAATCATGGCAAGCCCCTCGGACTCAAGGATCTGCGCCGATTCGCGGAATGACCACGGGTCAAAGCAGAAGGCAGGGCCGGCGACGGTGCGCCCATCCACACGCACGGCGGGCTCCGGGTAGCGGCGTCGTAGCTCGCGCAAGTACTCGCGGATCTCTTCAATGTCCACACGCCAGGCGTCGTAGAGCGCGGAGTCTTGCGGGTATGGGTTGCCCCAGACCTTGGACTCAACGACGACACGGTCGCCCTGTTTCTGGGCGACGACGATGGCGCTGTTGTCGTAGGTGATACCGACGTCAATGCCGACCGCCACGGGGAGTTTCGGGTCAAGCTCTGCGCCCGTCACGGCGCACTCTTGCCACGATCCACCCGGCAGCCAGGACTCCTCGCCCGCGTTCACCCACTGGGCAAGGTGCAGGCGACGGAACTCTTCAAGGCGACTGGACGGCTTGTGCCGCTGCTTGCGGAGGTAGTCGATGGTGATCCACGGCGCCGGGTTGGCTTTGCGCCACACCTCAGGATCGTCGGGATCGGCGTCGTCAGGGGCGCCGTAGTGGAAGAGGAGGAAGCCATTGGCGGGGTCACGGGCGACTCGTCGGAAGTAGGGTGCAGACTCAAACGCCTGCTCGGGCGCGGTCTCAATGACGCGCTGGTAGATCTTCCCGAGGATCTGCTCGCGGTCGTAGCCGGGGGTCGAGATGACCACCGCAAGCGGCTCCTCGCGTGCGCCTGATCCTGAGGTGAGTGCGGTGTAGAGTTCGCCGTCGTCGCGGTGCGCCCAGAGCTCGTCCACGATCACCATGCTCGGATTGGAACCGTGTTGGAGGCGACCGTCCGAGGAGACGACGCGGATGAAGCCGCCACCCGCCACGTCGATCTGGTACTGGCGCGCGGTGAGCAGGCGGGAGAGTTCTGCCGACGAGGCGATGAACGCCTTGATCTGCCGGAAGATGATCGCCGCCTGGTCGCGGCTTGCCGCAGCAACGATGGTTTGGGGCTCCTTGCCAGCGTCGCGCAGGGTTTGGTAAACGGCCAGCGCGGCGATCAGGGTGGACTTGCCAGCCTTACGGGGGAGGAGCAGGGCCGCCTCTTGATAGATCCGCAGCCCCGTCTTGGGGTCACGGCTGAGCAGCTCGTTGACGAAGTCCATCTGGAACGGCTCAAGCACGAGAGGGAGGTTGGCGAACTGCCCGATTGACTGACGGATGTGGGTGCGGCAGAACTCCTCGAAGAGGGGTCCGTCCGTTACGAGGGGCGGGCGACCCTTGCGGGTTTTCTTGCCATGAGCTCCGAGATGCTCGTCACTGGCGCCAGCCGAGTCGGCTTGTTCACCTTGTAGCGCGCTTGGCTCGGGCTCGCCGAGATCCCCATCCTGCCCAGGAGTGCGGTGTACGTTGCGCACGATTGCCTCGCGATCTGGGCGGCTGGATGCGGCATTGAGCCGGCATTCGTCTTGAGCACCACGCCTTCGGCCATGATCAGGTTGGCCGCCTCTTGCCACATGATCCAGGTCTCAACGGCGAGATCGACAAGCTGCGGAGCGACCTCATCGGTCTTGCCTGCGGCTTCAATCTGGGTGCGGAGGAGCGTGCGGTGCGCCTCCCGAGGGTCAACTGCGTTCATTCAGGAGAGCCTCCACGCTCAGGGGGGGGGTTCACGAGGTACACACGGTGTGTAGGGAGG